GCCCTATGCTGACACCGTTGTAATGCAGAGTCCTGTTTGGACACTGCACCAAGGCGAGGTCGATTGGGGTCAACAGACTGTGAGGCTTCCGTGGAAAACCGTCCAAAGCTGCAGAATAACGTTCGTCCCGAAGGACGAGCGTACCTTTAGAACAATAGCAATTGAGCCATTTGGGAACGTCGTTGTTCAGTTAGGTGTTCATGAATACCTGGCTGGACGACTTCGGACCCATGCCGGAATCGATATCCACGATCAAAAGTGGAACCAACGGGCTGCTCAGTTTGGATCCCAGAACTGGTTGTCTGTCGACTCATTGTCGACGATTGACCTTAGTATGGCTTCAGATTGCGTTTCTCCTGGTTTAATTCGGCGTTTGGTTCGTCCACAATGGATCGCTCTCCTCGATGATATCCGGTCAAAGAATTATGACCTGGATGGAGTCACGGGAGAGTTTTCAAAGTGGAGCTCTATGGGCAACGGTTATACTTTTGCTCTGGAGACGTTGCTGTTCTGGGCTATTGCCCAGGTCTGTGAAGAGTACTGTGGGAGTTCGCAGAAGGCCCTTGCTTACGGTGATGATATCATCGTGAGTAGGCAAGCCTCTCTGTTGACTCTCCAGCTCCTCCGCTACTGTGGATTTCGGGTTAATTCCCAAAAGACCAACGTAGTGGGTCCGTTCCGAGAATCTTGCGGAGCAGACTTTCACAGTGGTGTTACCGTTCGTCCTGTATACCAGAAGGTTTTCAATCCTATGGTATCCGATGTGTTCGTTCTTTTGAACTCACTCGGCAAGGACGCCACCTTTAGTACTGACGATGTTTATTGTCAGATGCTAAAGAAAATCCCTGAGAAACTTAAGTTGTGGGGTCCGCCATCGGAGAGTACGGATAGTCATATCCATGCTCCTTGGTGGTGGCTCCATCGCGAAAAGCCAAAGGGATTCAAGTTCCACAAAGATGTTCAGTCCCATTATCACCTGGCTCTAGTCTTTAAACCGACTAGGTTCAGGGGGGCCGACATTCAGCGGTGCTTGACGTGGTTATACAACTCATCTAGAGCCTTAGGTGATGCACCTCCTATTGATCGGAACGTGCACCCACGCTTCTTTCCACTCCTGGGATTCCTCCCAAAGAGTGGCGATGGTGTGGGGCTGTCGGTG